GGTTCTGTGCACTTCGATTGGTAGCAATCTCCAACCTACTCTACTCGGTTCGTTACCCTTTCGATAGTCTCTAGACCTTTCCAATAATAACCATAAACTTGTTTATCTCTGTCTTTATATCTACAAATTTGAGCATTATTTGCTTTGTATCCTTTTTTTATTAAAAATTGAACAGCTTCTCCATAAGATTTAAAATATATTTTTTCTTTATCATTAATTGCCATTACTGGTATTATACGACTTTCACTTATTTTTTTACATATTGTTTTTCTTATTTCTTTATTTTGCCACATTTTTTTTGCTCTTTCACTCGCTCTCTCGTGTGCTTTTTTTAATGCTTTTTCTATATTTGGTTTCCTATGATTATATGCACCATTTCCCCAAGCTCTTTTTACTTTATTAGATATTTTTTCTCGCACTTTTGGATTATTAACCGTTACGTTTTCTCCTCCATAAGTCATATTATATCCTTTATTATATGTGTCAAATTTTGCTATGTAAAAAATTTCTTTTTCATTTAAATCCTTTTGTTCGATATCATTTTCAATAATCTCAAATTGAAAATTTTCTATACCATATTTTCTCATAGCATTATATAAATGTGTTTGTATCTTATTGTCTCTTGCATTACATATATGGTCTTTTTTTCTTTTTTTAAAATTTGTTGTTTGTCCTATATAAACTTTTTTATTTATTTTATTAGTTATTGAATATACACATCCCATAATTACACCTCAATGTAATTATACCATTTTTAAAAATATATTGCAACAAACTAATAATAGATTATTATTTTATTTGGCACAGGATTGCCCTTTGTAGTTTGTTTTAGAGGGTTTCCCTGTTAGCAAGATTATTTCAATAGTCATTTCCTACTATATTTTAATCTCACACCCTATTGCAATCTAGGTTCACACAGTTTGCTATATTTATTTCTAAATATAGGAACTATATTGCTAATTCATTACATGCTTTATGTTTATCAACTAATATTGGTAGATAATCTGTTGCTGATTGTGTTAGTTCAACACCATTTTTTACATCATAATCTGATAATGTTATATCACCATTTCTTGTTGGTACTTCAACTGCTCCTGCTGTTGGATTTCCTTCATAATCTCTACTAAATTCAGCTCTAATGTTGAATTGTTGTCTCATTAATTTTACAATTGCATCTGCATATCTTTCTTGTCTTTTATGTGTTCCATTTTTTTGTATAACTGTGTTTGCCATTTAAAATCATTCCTTTCTTTTTAAAAATCAATGTTAGGGTGTTTAGATTTTAATATTGCCATAACCCCATCATCTTCATTTGATTGTGAAGTAGTTCTTGTCTCTACTCCTGTGGCTTTACTAGGAACAGTTTTATTTAAAAATTTAGGATTATCTTTTAAAAACTTATTTAGGTTTTCTTCAAAATCTCCTTCCATTTTTGATACTTTAAATAATACATAATCTGTATCTTCTGCATTAACTCCAGATTTAAGTATTTTATTTTCATTTATTATTTGTTCTTTTTCTGCTAATGCTTTTTGATATTCTGTTTCCTTTTCAGCCATTTTTTCTTGTTCTGTTTTTTGAGCTTCTTTCCATTCATTATACTTTTTCAATTCTTCTTTGCTAGGCATATCTTTTTTTGCTTTTGCAAGTCTTGTTTCTACTATTGTATTTAACTCTTCTTGAGTGAATGTTTTTTGCTCTTGTCCTCCATTTTCTTGAGTGTTAGTAGTTGGAGTTGCTACGTTGTTTTCTTTGTTTTCTTCCATTTTAAATCCTTTCTTTAAAGTCATAAAGTTAGACTTCTTCCTTGCATTTCAAGTCTACAAGTTCGACAATTTATCTATAAAAATTTAATAACAAAATAAAAGTGCCAAAGCTATTTGCTCTGACACTCTTGGTGTTCTTCTATTTTATTTATTTTTTTACATCTATTGCATATTATTTCTATTATTCCAAAGTAATTTCCTTTGAATAATAATTTATTGCAATGTTTACAACGGTATTCTTTCATTCGTTACCTCACTTATAATTATAGCATAATGTTTACATCTTTGCAACATTTATACGTTTATATCCAACTACACTAGCTCTAGTCTTTAATTGATTAGGTAGTCCACTTACAGTACATAATTGCTTATACTTTGTTGTTAATTGTGTTATTTTTGTTTGTGCTTGTAATGTTAGTTCTTTATCTCCACTTGATTTTGCTAGTATTTGTACATCTTTTTGTTCTCTTATTCTTCTTTCAATCAATCTTTGAAGTTGTGTGCCTTGATACATACTGAAGTGTTTTCCATCAAAATCGAATCCATCATTATTTTTTTCTTTTATTTCTTCTAACTGTTCTTTTGTATAAAGTGGTTTGCTTATTCCTAACACTATTCTAAATGGTCTATGATAACAATTATATTCTGAAATAGGTCTGTAATTACCTTTGTAATGTATATCTATTATCTCGCCATTATAATCTTTTGCTATTCCTGTTTCTTGTAATTTTTCAAATTCTTTGTTACTAAATTGATGTCCGCTGAACATTTTCATGGTCAACTGCAGGATATTGATGTACTGATATTTCGACTCCATCTGAGTCAAACTCTTCACCAAATTGTTCTTGTACTTGATTATTTAGCTTTCTTAATCCTCCTAATGTATTCATTCTTATTGCACTGTCTAATCTCATATTTCTGCCACTTTCATAGTCTAATGTTTTTAGTCCACTTTGTCCAATTTGTTTTATTGCCTTTCTCATTTCTTGTTGATAAGTAGTTTTCCCTTGTCCAACATTCAATATTGCTTTATCTATTATGTCTTTATATGTACTTGATATATCTTTAAATACTAAATTTCCTTTTAAGTCTTTAACAGTATATCCTATTGCACTTGTCCTTGATATATTAGCATATTCTTTTGCTGTTATCTTTGCTATTGCTTTTATTTGCTCTTTTAAGGCTTTATTTTCTGCATAAGGTATATAACTTATCCCTTTTGCTTTATAAAACTGTTTAGCAAAATCTTGGTTCGTTTTAGCACTATATTCAAACATATTGTATATATCATTTACATTCATATTTGTTACTTCTGCTAATTTCTGCACAATTGTATTTATATCTGTATTATACATTAACATTTGTTTTATTTGATGTACTTGCGTTGGTGTTAATTCTTCTATTTCTTTTATTCTCTTACCTATTATTGTTAGTATATCCTCATTTAATGTGTTTATTCTATCTATTAATATTTGTACTAGCTTTTCTTCTTGCTCATTATTTAACATAGTTTACCTCCTATGTTTCAGTTGTTTCTTCTTCCTTTTTGTTATCCTTGTCTTTATCTTTGCTTTTTTCTTTTCCTTCTTTTTGTTCTTCGTCTTTTTCTTCCTCTGTATCATCATCATTCAATAGTTTATTAATACTAGGTGTTGAGTCCTCTATTTCTTGTATTTTCTTTCTTGCGACTTCTTCTGTTTCATTATATACTTTCATTCTATATTCAACCTTACTTGTTATGCCATTGCTTACTTCTTGTATTAATCTTTTTTGTTCTGCTGTATCATCTTTAAATTTACTATAATCAAATTGTATGTCTATTTCATCGTCCTTTACTTCAATACCTTCTAAGAAACATATTGATTTTATTAAATCTATTAGTACATCTCTTATTATTATTGAATTACTATTCTTTGTATTATATGCGTCACTATTTTCTGATTTTACTTCCGTTGCTGTCTTAGTAGATACTCCATCAAATTTGTAATAGTTTTCTCCAAATCCAACCTCACTTGATAGCCAATTAAGTTCTGCATTTATTCCATCAATGTGTTCGTTATATCTTATATTAAAATCTATTTCTTTTACTGGTTGTCCTTCCATTCCATTTAGTGCAACATAAGTTGTATCGTTCTTGTCAAAGTATGATACCATTCTTACTTCTCCATCTTCGCCAACCTGCGGTGCACCTTTTAATGCTGTTTTATCAACTAATATTCTTTTCTTTCCTGATGTATATTCATTTGTAAAACTATCATATTTTATATCTATTGCTTTGAACCTGTCAATGCAATTAGCAAATATAGATAATCCCATCGGTGTTTGTATATCAATATTATTTACTATGTTTGGTCTTACTATTTGAAAGTGTGGTGTCTCTGTTTCATATTCAACTGGATTCTCAACATTTGGAAACTTCTCTTCAAAATCTATTTCCTTACCCAAACTGTTTTTGTCTTTTGACTTGTATAATTCATTATACTTAACATACTTAGGTACAAGTTCTCCTGTTTCATTTTCTTTTACTACCATTTCGTGATATGTTAGTTTTGTATAATATATAGCCTTTCTTCCTTCTTGTTCTTGCCATTGGTTCATTGCTATAAATCCTGTTATATTATAATTATCAAACTTATATGGTATTATCATCATTGCGTCTGTTATATATTCAATTCTTGTTCTTCCTAATTCGTCTTTATATTCTGTCATTGCTGTTGTTCCTAATGCACTTTTAAGTTCTAGTATTTTAGGAAACATTATACTAAAATTATTTTGTTTACTGTCTAATATATCCCATATTCGCTTTGTCTTTTCTTTACTTCCTAGCTCTATTCTTACATTGTCTGACCATTCTAACTTTTCCATATCTTCTGCTAGTTTTTTTGGCATATTCATTGTTTTTCTTTCACATTGGCAAGTTGTACCATCTGCCATTAAAACATTATAATAGTGGAAATCTTCAACATTACCACTATACCAACTTTTCCACACTTGAATTAAATCATAATAGTCAACATCTATTATATCAATTCCTTTTTTATTCAATTGTGCTTTTAGGTTTTTGTATATTTCCATATATTCCTCCTTTAAAATTTAATATTAAGCTTTTGTTTATTATCCAATACATAATATATAAATGCATCACAAGTATGGTCGCAATAACTATACGCTTGGCTGTTACTATTTGTATTAAAATAAGTGTCCATACCCTTTAACTCTTTTTCTGTTTTATCAGGTTCTGCTTTTCCTTTTTCTATGCTGTCCTCTTTCCATTTGTACTCTTTCATTTCTCTTAAGAATATTTTATTATTATTGTTATCTATTACATTGAACTTTCCTTTGTCTAAAAAGTCTTGTGCAAAATCTATTTGTTCTTCTTTATTTGTTCCTTTATTTACTTTATGTATTTTTATTCCATATTTGTTATATATTTCATTTACTAATGCTGTTTCTGCACTATCTATTGTTTCCATATCAACTGGTGCTTTATATTCTTTTGATACTTTTATTCTGAATTTGAATATATCTTCTGCAAATTGTGATGGACTTTTCTTTTGCATTTTACCTACTGGACTGTAATAATAATTATCTAACAAATACCATTCTCCATCACTCATATATCCTATTGCTAAACAAGTGGTTGCTGATGTGCTATATCCAACGTCTAACGCTAAATCAATATATAGACACTTTAAGTTGTTATCTCTTATATAATCTTTATCTTTTATTTTAATCTGGTCATAATTGAATATAAGTCCATCTAAGCCTATTACTTCACCCAAGTATATCCATCTGTATCTTTTTTCATCATACTTCTTTAATCTTTCTGCTTCATCTATAAACATTTTACCCAGCCATTCTGCTGGTACTGTTCTGTAATCACTTTCGTGAAATAAGTATCCGTCTTGTCCTTTTTTACTTAATGCCCATTCATTTATTATATCGTATTTGTTTTTAGGAGGGTTGTATGAATAAAATACATTAAAATAACTATTATTTCCTCTTGTAAATGTTGCTATTATTTGGTCTATCTGGTCTATATCTTCCCAACCTGTTACTTCCTCAAACCATACTATTTTAATTGGCTTCTTTTCATCTGTCATACCTTTTATTGTTTCGTAATCATCTCCACCTGCAAAATATACTGTATTATCATTATAAAACTTTATCTGCATTGGCGAAGTATAGGCTCTGTAATCTATTCCTTCTTGCAATCCTAATCTGCTACAAGCCTTTTTTATTTCTTTATATACACTATTCCTTAATTGGTTTTGATGTCGTCTTAATATAACTACTGAACAATTATTATCACTTATACATTTATATGTTATATATAATGCTATCATAGAAGTTTTTGTGCTTCCTCTTCCACCATATATTATATTATGCATTTTGAAATGATTAAATACACTCCAGAAATGTGGTGCTACTACATCTCTTAATCTAATTTGCATTATTCTTTCTCCAAATCATTTACTATTGTTATTCTACCATCAATTTTTTTGTTGCTATTTAGTTCCTGCTTTTTTATTTCTAATTCTTTGAATTTTAATTCTTTATCTATTAATATTCCATAAACCGTTATAATATCTTTTACATTTGTAAATATGTCTGTTTTCTCTAACTTATCATTTAATGCTTTAAAACATAAATCTATAATTTTTTTCTTTTCTTCATTCTTTGTCTCAATATACTTAAACATATCTTGGGTATTCTCTTCTTTTTTTTGTTCGACTTTTTCCGTTATGCCATCATTTCCCTTTACTATTCTTCTGACAGATGTTTCTGATATATTATTTATCCTTGCTGTTTCAGAGTAATTATTATTATCTACATAATCTGCAATTATTTTCTTTTTTTGTTTGTCTGTTAATTTAACCCTACTCAATTACCCATCACTTCCAATCTTTTAAATATAATAGTACCTCAGTCTTGTTTTTAAATTCTTTTGCTTTTTTATCCTTTATTAATTTATAATTCTTAAATACTTTTTCTCCTTTATAAGTAGTCATTTCTATAAATGTTACTTTCTTTTTTTGTGCTATATTTCTCAATAACATATCTATCATTTTCGATATTTGCATATTATTTTTATTTCCTTTTTGCTTGATTTGCTTTTATAGCCTTACCTTGCTTTACTGCTTTACTTCTTTGTTTATATATCTTTCCTTTTGAACCATATTTATAACCGCCTTTAACTTTCTTTACTGGCATACTATTTCTCCTCGTCTAACATTTTCTTGAATTTTCCTATGATATCATTTATAAAATCATTAATACTTGACACTAAGTCGCATACCATTTCTTCATTAAAGTTTGGCACATTATATAATCCATAATTCCAAATATAACAATGTGTTAATTCGTGTTTTAATGTTTTTATTTTTTGTTCTTTACACATTTCTTTATTTATATATATCTTATGTTCACTTTTAATTGTTAATCCGAATACATAATATGCTTCTTCGTCTATTTCATCTTTATATATTTTTAATAATAAATCTTTTGTTTTTTCTTCTATTATCCATTTATCATTATTTATATAAAATTCTACCATTATTTATCTTCTTTCTTTTTATTATTTTTATTCTTTCCTTTTATTGTAACCTCTTTTACTTCTTTTATTTCTGGTATTACTTGTATTACCTCTACTGCTACTATTTTCTTTTGATTGTTTCCTGATAAATATTCAGCCTCTTTCTTTTCTACTTCAAATATATCTCCTGCGAATATTTTACCTTTTTCTATTTTGTCTATACTGTTTAAGTTCTTTATTTTATTATAATTTCTATAAAGAAAATCTATTTTTGCTTTTACTTTTACCATTTTATCTCTCCTTTTTATTTTTTTAAATTACTCTATGCAATGATATAATTATAGTAACATCATGCGTTTATTTTCTTATTCTAGATACATGTTATAGTCGGCTCGGTTTAGCCCTTTATAACTACTTTCTTGCACCTCTGCAATACTTGTTATTATATCACTGCATACAATAATTTTATACATAAAACAATAATATCCCGATACATCTTTTCGGTATGTGCCATTCCTTACTTATTTGGCTCTTGATGTTGTACATATATATTATCATTTTTTGGCTGGAGAACCTAGATTCGAACTAAGAACCTTGGAATCAAAATCCAATGTGATACCATTTCACTATTCTCCAATGTCCTTACCACAAGTTTTTAACTAGTATGCTTGTGGCTTGCAGTAAACTTAACCGTAAAAGAAACCCTGCAATTTAAAATTCTTCTTTTTTTGTTAACTTTTGTTGACACGGTAGTGGCGGAAAACTGAGGACACGAACCCCATACCTTTTCAGGTACGCATTGTTTAGCAAACAAGCTTCAAACCTTTTGAATTAATTTTCCATTTGATATAATTATACCATAAAAGGCAGAAATATTCAACTTTCTGCCTCTATTATCTCCAGTTCCAAATAATCTTTATCATCTTTTATTGCTTGATATTCTATACCTGTTATATGCTTCATATTGTCGTTTTCAAGTATTCCCATTTTTTGCATTATATCCAAAACTGATTTAAGACTTTTGTTATCCAAATCAGAGCATACATTTTTTATATGCCATTTGCATATCAATTTTACAGGATAATTTTGAATTTTTGGTACATCTTTTAAAAAATACGATATTTCTTGCATTTCTTTTTTCTTAATATTGTTTGCACCATATTTGTTATATCTACATTGTTTTATTGTATCATTCCAATTATTTAATTTCATGTCAATTATTACTTTCATATTACCCACCCTTTTCTTTTGTTTCTTTGTGTAATATCTGCAATCGAATTATCAATCCATTTTCCATTATACCCTTTTATTTTATTAGCATTCTTTACATAATTATTACATTTGTATATAATTATATCGTTTTGTGTTTTTTCTTCATAACTCATACAATCTTTACATTTGTTCATACAGAAGTTGCATAATTTTTTTATTATTATATCTTCCATAGATTTTTTCTCCGTTTTTCTTTTATTTTATCATTTTTGCTTTTGTTTTGCAAGTTTGTTCTTTATTCTTTCATTTATTATCTCTTCTCTCATCTTGTCTAACAATTTGTATGCTTTATTTATTTTCTTTTGATTTTCTAAAAAAATACTTTTATTTTTTACTGTCAAACAATCAATGTTTTCTAAATCACACATAGCTTCTTCAATCTTTTTTTGTAAGTATATCAATTTCATATTGCACCTACTTTCTTTTTTTATCTTTCTTCATTGTATCCCATTTCTTCTTTTTCTATTCTTTTCATCTCTTTTGCTTTATTTTCAAAATATTGTTTCCAACATTCTTTGTCTGTTCTTACATCGCACATTCTTTCACAATCTAAATATTTTCCTTCATTCTCGAAAGGACAATCGGTTATATTTGAAATGTATTCTAGCATTAAATCTATTATTTTATCTTTCTCATCTGCAATTGACATTATTGCTTCAAATAATCTTTTTGCTTCATCGTTTAACACCTCTGGTCTTACTTCGTTTAATTCATCTAATACTTTTTGTGCTTGTTCTTGTGTCATTTTAAATCACTTCCTCAATTTTATCTAATAATTTTAACCAAGTTTTTTCGTCACATTCCATTCCTAAATTTCTAGCATTTCTTATATCTTCTGCAATTATATCTAAGCATTTTTCTGATAACTTGTTATCTTCTATGTCTTTAAGTATATAATTAACTGTTATCTCTACTATATATGTCATTCTTCCCAAAGCGTATCTTTCTGCTGATATTACTATTTGTTCATAATCCGTCATATTCAATTATCTCCTTTGTTTCTGTAATTCTTTTATTACTTTATCATACCTTTTAAGTTCTTTCCTAAATTGTATTTTACAATGCCACCATCTAGCAATTGGATTCATATTGTCTAATTCTTTTTTTCTTTTTCTTAACTTATTTAACTGTTTTTCATAAAGATTTGCAACATCTTTATTTCCTTTTATTTCATTTGTTTTTATACAACTTTCATATTCTCTAATGTCATGTTCAATGCAAGAATCTAATCCTGTTGTTAATGGTATTAGTTCACAAATTTCTGACCACATAATTAGTCCTCCTTCTTATCAAATAGCTTGTCTAAATCTTCTTTAGAAGCTACCGTTAGCCAATACATTACTACTAATAATACTACTCTTAAAATTGGTATAAAACAAAATGTATACCACATTCCTTTATTATCTTTTTTAGTATATTTTTTATAATCTATTTCATTTCTATTATGTAATAATATTCTTATTGCCCTGCTTGAAGCAAAGTATATTATAAAAAATATTATTGTACTTTTTATGTAATATCCTAACATTTTAATCCTCCTTTAATTTTCTTCCACACATTGGGCAATAATTTGCTTTTATTCTTAAATGATTTATTCCTGTTTTATTTATCAATTCTTGTCGTATTTCTTCTGTATGAGTTAATGGTGCTAACATAGGTGCCATTAACTGTTTGACTTCAACATAATATATAGCATTACAATATTCACACACTTTATTTTCTCCCTTCTAGTAGTTCTTGTAACATCTTTTTTAAAACTACTATTGCATATTTATTAAATTCAATTTCTGCTTCTTCTTTGGCTGTTTTGCCCTTTAACATAGTTGTATTTTCTATGTCTAATATGTTCCTTTCATGATATTTTATTTCTTCTTCTATCTTGTTTTTTACTTTTTGAACAGTAACAACTTCTTCATCATACATATTTGCAATATCATTCTTTAATTCTTCATTCTCTTTTTGTAGTTTTTCTACCAGATTTAATGCTTTGCATACTGTTTCCAATATTCTATATTCTTCACCAACTGATACACCTTTTATTTCTACACTTTCATCAGACTTATTACATTTTTCTATAAACTTTTCAATTGTTTTCTTTTCTTCCTCGTTCATTTTATTTTTCACCTCCTAACAATTCTTTCTCTAATTGATCAGTTCTTCTATAAACAAGCTCATCATAATTATCTTTAAAATAATTTTCATAGCTTTTAACGTTACTAATACACATTTTTTTATATTTTTCTATTTTCTCTTTTATTTTTTTCTTTGGAATACAATCTTCATTTGCTGTATAATATTGTTCAATAATTTCTCCCATACTGGCTTTTGTATATTCTTCTTTTCCTATTATTTCTAAATCTTTGTCCATAATTTCATCTTTTAATTCTTTATTTTCTTTTTTCAACTCTTTCAGTTCTTCTCTAACATCTTTATATGTTTCTTGATATTCTTTTCGATTATTTTCTAATTGATTTTTTAACCTAAAATTTTCTTTTATTTCTACTTTTAATTGTTCTGCCGTACTTAAATTTTCTTTTGACATAATTTCAGAATTTCTCTTATGCATTTCATTCTCTTTTAATACTCTTTTATAATCTGATAAAATATGCTCTATTGCATATTGATATTCGTTTCTTTCTTCATCATTAATCAAACAAGTACTATATACATCATCAAGTAAATAATCTAATTTTTCTAATAATTTTATATTTACTTCTATAGAATTACATTCAGTTTTATTATTATTTTCTTTCACTTAAAACACCTCCTAATATCTTTTGTTTGTTATTTCTATCTATTCCTACATAACAACCTGTATTTTCTTCATTTACATCTTTCCCAGGATATAAAATACATTTACTGTTTATGTTATTCATACAATCTTTACATTTTACTAAATTTTCAAATAATTGCATTATAACCATTCCTCTCTAAATTTTATAATTCATATTCATACATTGTTGGTATTTCATATTGCAAGCAAATATCATGTTCTATTCTACATCCTCTAGCTTTTTCCCATCCATTCATAAACATTACAGCGTCTACTTTTGATATTTCTTTTATTGATTTTGATAAATAGTATATTGCTGGATTACAACTTTTAGGTGCTTCATCTGTAAATATTGTATCTGTAACTTGCCATCCTAAATCTTCTAATTTTTTTATTACTTTTTGTCTTTCTAATCTTATTTGCCTTTCTTTTTTACCATTCATTGGTTGACTTATCATTACTTTCATATCTTATTTACTCCTCTCTTCTTCAAGCATATTCATATATACTTGCTTTTCTTGAATCTGCTCATTTAAGCTTTGTTCTAAAAACTTTATTTTTTCATCATCTCTACTTGTAACTGTTATTGTTATTGACAATGCAACCCAAATTATTGTAACGCATATTAATATCGCTATATTTTCTATTGTTTTATTCATATATTTTTACTCCTTTACTTTAAATTATTATTAGTTACTTTGTATAGTGGTTTTACACTTAAATCATTTATCGATAAATTGTTATATGCTAAGCATCCATACACATGTACCCACACCCACATTTTTCCCACATCTATCACTTCACATTTGAGTGATATTTTTGAATCGTTTGCTCCAGTTGTATTCCAATACAATGTACTACCAAGTTGTATGTCTTTTTTTAACATGTCTATTTTCCTCCTAATAACTCTGGATTATCGTATATGTTGCCTATTACTTCTGTAAATTTTTCTAAAAGATGAACTCTACCATAAAATCTATCCATATTCATAACATCAACAGTAAATCCATTGTATTCATAAATAACTTTTCCAATATCTATTTCTTTGCTTCCTGTTATTTTTACTATATCTCCCTCATATATTTCTTTTCCGTTTTTATCGTGTAATCCCGTGTATTGTCCTAACGTGTTCTTATCAATATAATGCCATTCTTCTGATGTATTTTCATCACAATACATCAATTCAACATCTTCTCCATATTTTATTCCCGAAGAATATAACCATTCTCCATAAGAATTATCCATTATGCTTTTTCCTCTAAACTTTATTTCTCTGTTCATCTTCTCTTACTCCTTCATCTCTTGATAAGATATTCTCTCAATTCTTTCAATTGCTGTGCAGTATATATATCCGATTTCGTGATATATATCATTTGTTGTAATTACTTCTTCAATTATTTCGTAATCATTGTAAAATAAATTATATTTTTTAATCAATAATTTATATTTTTTCATCATCTTCTCCTTTTATAGCAATTAGCTTCAAACTGTTCTTTTGTTAGTATTGTTTTTATGTCATTTTCATGTAATTCTATCTCATATTCATGTACAAAAATTGAACTATCAAAACAAGATATTCTTACTTCTTCTACTAAATGTCCGTTTACATAGTCTCCAACTTCTATTAAATCTATTAGTTGTTTGCTATGTTTTACTATGTAATCTAAAATTGTCCATAATCCATTATCGAGTATATAAATATCTTGATATGCTTGTAAATCTTTATTAAATCCTAATCTTATTTCAACTACTTTCCCTATCTTTCCTTTATCAGTTCTTACATATTCTCCAATTTCAATTTCTTTCATATAGACCTCCTACTTTTCTGGCATTTCGTATGTATCAAATATTATATTCTGCTTTATAAAATCATCTGCAATTGAATTTTGCATATCTCTCGGTGCATTTTTAAAATATTCAAATATCGATTTCTGTCTTATTATCTTTTGTAGTACTTCTTTTGCTCTTTCTTCTGTGCCATATTTTCCAATACCAAAATGCTCATCTCCCACGCAGTCTACATAAATTATATTTTTCTTATTTGTTTCAAAATCAGTACTCAATCTGATTACTAATATATTATCAAAATTTATAATTCCATCTTTTTCTTGACTTACTATTATCACCTTTTTATCCTCCTTTATTTTAATTGTTCTCTTATATATTCTCTATTTTTATTAATGCATTCTTTCATTGCTTTCTCAGATATATCATACTTTCCCATTAGTACTTCTTCTATTGTCAATATATGTGTCATTATCTCTATAAACATTTCTTCTGCTTCAATTTTATCTTCCATAAATCCTCCTATTTCATAAAAATTTCAATTAATATTAAGCATATCGACATTAGTTCTATGGCAATACATATAAAATCTTCACTGCCCTTTGTAATATCTTTTTTGTTGTCTTCTAGCCTTGCACTAGCTACAAGAAATGCTATTATTGATATAATAACCATTATTATTCTTTTCAACATAATTTTTTCCTAACTTTCTTTTTATAAATTTATCGCATTCTACTTTGTTTTCTTCCGCTTCTTTACAACTTAAAAAATAACTACAATTTATACATTTTTTCATTTTCCGTTCTCCTAAACTTATTTTGTTTGATACATTTTGTATCATATTTTGCATATTTTGTGGTAATATTTGCATTTCTTCTTTTCTTTTTATTAATATATCATATTGTTTTAAAAAATTGCTTCTTACAACATCCATATTAAAATCGGTGTTTGTTGAATATGCTTTTAATTGTGTTGTACTTCCAAAAAATTTTTTTACTTCATCAGAATGTGTATCAAATTCCTCTTGTGTCATATATGTACCGTTACATATCATTTTATACGCTTCTTCCCACGCTTCAATTCCTGTTTTATTTTTATTTGGATTCATCAATTCTATTGCATTTTTTCTTATTTCTGAAATTGTCGGAAGATATTTACTACTTAAAATTGTTTTTTTTACTGCTTGTAACACAATATTATAATTTAAGTCTCCCAAGCATTCTTGCCATGTATTTAACATTATTTGTTTTTGTTCAATTGTCTTTTCTGAAATACTTGAATAATTACCCGCCAAAAATGTTATTATCTGTGTTGTTTCCTTTTTGTTCATCTTCTATTCTTGCCTCCTCCCACAATTGCTTAAAATCATCAAAGCTTCCCTTTTTGTTACTTTGTTTAATTTCTTTTTTTAACGGAAATATGCCTTGCCAATTGTTCATTATCGAATTATTTAATATCTCAATTTGTTCTGTTATATTTGTTGATAAATTATACAACTTTTTAATCATCAATTCTAAACCTCGTGTTGTTAAAGGCTTTTTTATTGCCTTTCTCATTTTTATAAATTCATATACTGTTTGTTTTAATTCTTCATCTGTAAAATTTTCATTTATTACAGAATCAAATTCTGTTTCTTTTTTCTTTTTTTCTTTTTTTATATTTTTTTCTGTCTCTATATCTTTCTCTTTATCTATATCTATATCTATCTCTTTCTCTATCTCTGTGTTACATTTTGTTACATCACCGTTACATTGTAACAGTTTTTGTTCTTGTCTTTCTCTAAAACGTCTTACTCTTTCAGCACTTTCCCCTTCTTTTCCAATTAAGTCTTGCATTGCAATCATATAAAAAGAACCATCGTCTAATATTTCAACAGCATTCACTTTTTGTAAAGCCCCAATCATTAATTTTATAATGTTTGTATTTTCATCTAAGACCATTGCTAATTCATCAATATTGCTTGGCAAAATACTATCATATTTTATAAATCCTTCTGTTTTAAGACTTTTTAGTTGCATTTTTAAGTATGCAATTACAATCTTATCTCCATCTGGCAAACTTCGTAAATATTTGATTTGCTTTTCCTCAAAAAAATTTTCTTTTAGTTTTAACCAATAATATTTTTTGTTTTGTCCCATTTTTAACCACCTTGACACCTTTCTTATTTTTTGTTATAATTAAGTAAATGTCTTACTTAAATGTTTTAAATGTTTTTGTAAGATTCTCTTGATATAGTAAATAGGTTGTGTCAATAATCTCTATTTACTATTTTTTTTTGCATATTCTTCTAATGCTGTTCTTATTACTTCTGATAAAGTTTTCCCTTTTGTTTTTACAAGTATCATTAATTCTTTTTTTGTTTCTTTATCTATTCTTGCTTTTACTATATCTTCCATTTTTATCCTCCTTTCATTGTGTACACATTATATAATAAATATTTTATAAAATCAATACTTTTTTATTATTTTATATAACTTTTTCCAATTAATTTTATAAAATCATCTCTGGTATGATTTACTTCATACATTTTTTGCATTGCTATTTTTAATTTGCTTAGTATTTCCTCGTTTTGATGGTGTTTTCTACATAAAGGTACCACAAATCCATTTAATATACTTCTTTTTCTGTTAGCACCTCCATATACTTCGTGTAAATCATCTCTTAATATTTTTTTTCCTTGCAATCTGCATATATAACAATGCTCTAAATCATCTGTTAAGATACTATATCTTGACTTTTCTAATTTTATTTGTTTACTTGTCTTCTTATTTATGCCTTTATTCTTACGAGGTTCGTTTTTAGCACATTTTATGCATTCAGTAGTATAATTTATTATCTTTTTATTTAATCTGCAATAAAAGTATTTCTCGTAGTTTTTAGTGCGTATTGTTATATATTTGCATTTGTTATTTACTCTCATGTCTTAATACCTCAACTTCGTTTAGACAGTTTGGACATATTATATATTCTAAATAAGTTTCAAAATTTGCTTTGGTTGATACCTCATCACTCGGAAATTCTAATATTGCATGACAATTTTCACATTCTCGAATCATATATACATTTGATGTTCTGCCGATGTTACTTCTTCTAAAGCCTATTGTTCTACAATCTTTTAATTCTCTTTTCATTATATCCACCCTAATTCTTGTGCTTTCTTATTTATTGCTTGTAATCTTTTTAATGTTAATAAGTTAATACTGTTAATTTCTACTTCTTTTTTATCTATTAAAAATATAACTTCTTTAAAAGGATTTCTTTTGTGTCTATATACAATATTTCCTTTGTATTTTAGTGTTATTTCTTTTTCATCTTCTTTTTTATATCCTAACTCTTCAAATAATTCATCTGCTGTTTTTTCTTTTTTACTAACCGCTATTTCTTCATCATTTATTGTTATTGTACAATTTTTATTATTTTTTATATTCATATTTATTCTCCTTTAATCTAAATAATTTCTTTCTTTACATTCATGACATATTACTAAAGTTCGTATGTCTTCATCTATATACTGTAATCTCACAAGGTCGTTTGGTTCATATCTAAATACACAATCACAATTTCTACATATGCATGTATCATCTTTGAAATATTTTCCGTGTTCTAATATTTCCATTCTAATTCTCCTTTCTTAATATTCCTCCCAATAATCTTCATCTTCTTTTATGTCAATATCATATATATTTGCTATATATTTTTTTACTTTTTCCCATCTCTTTTCTTTGTCTTGTAGCTTATTATCTAATTCTTTTATTTCTTTTTCCTTGATTTTAATTTCTTCATTTAATTTTTCTATTTCTACTTCTTTATTGTATTTTGCAATTCTTTTCATCGTTGTTGGGTCTAACTCAATATAATCTTTTTGTTCAGGATAACTAACTAACAAACTATAATTTATGTTTGATATTATAGTTCTATTCTTTCCATCTATATATCTTTCTGTTTCAACATTAGAATTAGTTTCCCTGTTAAGTAAAAATCCTTCAATATATTCTATATTATTATCATTATATATTAATACTTTTGTTCTATTCATTCTAATTTCCTCCATTTCCAAAATCATTATTAATTTGTGCTTGTAATATTTTTATTTGTAATTTATATGTTAATATTGCCTCTTTACAACTATTGTATAAGCTCTCTGCTATTATTTCCTGTTCTTTAGCATTTGCTACTTCTACTTTTCCTCTTGCTAAATCGTGACATATTGTTACAGGTATACCTAAATCTCTTAATCTTAACAATTCTTGTGCTACTAATATACGATAATTTTTATATGCTTTTGCATAATCTTGTCCTCGTTTTTTATATTCACTTAATGCACTTGTTAAGAGATTATTTAATTCTTCTAATTTGTGTAACTCTTCCATTTATTTATCTCCTATTATTTCTTTTAAAATATCTATTTTTCCAGTCGCGACAATATCTCTTATTGTATTACATACTAAAACATTTTGGCTTTTAAATTCTTTTTGTTTTTTAGCATAATCTTCTTTTAATAAGCTAAATTTATATTGTTTTAATTCTTCTATTTTATCTTTTACTTTTTGAATTGGAATATAATTTTCATAAATTATTTGCTCTGACTTTTGTTGTTCTTCCATCCTTCCTCTTATATATGCTTCTTCTTGAATATTTCTATACTTTATCGCTGTCATTTCATCTAAATTTGGTGCTAACATTATATATTCTTTTAATTCTTCATTCTCCTTCTGTAGTTTTTCTATTAGATTTAATATTGTCTTTATTTGTTCATTATAACAACCATCAAATCTCCACAATTCATCAATAGCTTTCTTTTTTTCCTCACTTATTTTCATACATAGCCTCCTAAATTAAATTTTAAGCGACTTTATATTTTAACTATATAGTTTGTTGTCTTTTATATAAAATCGCCTTATTTTGTTGTTTTTGATTGTTTTAGTAATATTTTATATTCTATATTTGTCTTACTTGAAACTGCATTTTTATTATACTTAACACAACTATATATATATCCTTTACTTCTACCTAAAAATAAAGAAGCTTTTGTTTGACTATTAAATTCTATTCTTTCTTTATTATTATATAATACTATACTCTTTTGTGGATATTGATTATTTTCAAAACCATATCTTATATTGTCTGCTCTAGACATCCACTCTAAATTGTTAACACAATTATTTAATCTGTTGCCATCTTTATGATTTATAGTCATATTAGTATCTATCAAATTTTCTAAGAATGTAGTTGCTACGAGTCTAGCAACTAATAACGTTTTTGGCTTTCCATCCTTCCATAAATCAACTCTATACCCCATTCCTTGCTTAGATTTTTGATTAGAGGTTGTAAATGGTTTAAATGATAATATTCTATCTTTCCAATGTCTCAAACCATGTTTTTTAGTAAAAGTTATTTTGTTATGTGTCCTAACTCTTCCTAAATTGCTAACTTGATAACCATTATAATTTGGTATGTCTTTCCATATTTCTTCCATTTATATTTCTCCTTTATATCAGATTTGAAATAAATAAAAGGACTTATATAAATATGTTCAATGCAGTTTTTATTGTCGAGATAAGCCCTGCAAAGAGCATACTTATATAAATCCTTTTTACTTATCTCGACAAATATATTATATCACTTATTTATAATTTTGTAAAGCTAGAAAGGAAGTGAATTGGAAGATTCTTCTTCATAATCTTGTTCATTCATTATTCCTTCCCTTTCAATCTGTTCATCTTCTGTTGTATATTCTTGTACTACCAATTTAATATGTGTTAATCCGTTTTTATCTTTATAAAAACTCATAAATCCTTTTGTTATTTCTATTTTTGTTTTGTCTTGTACTCCCTCGTTTTTTACGAATTGTACTGAAATAAACATACTTTCCCATTCACCATTTATATTTTTTTGACTTATTTTTGTTGAATAAGCCACCTTACCATTAAATTCTTTTGCATATATTGTGCATTTCCCTGATATATTCATTTATTTTCCCTCCAACATTAAATTTAAACATTTTTTTACTGTATCATCTCCATTTTGATATAGCCAATTTGCATAGTTTTTTTCATTTTCAACAATTTCTTTTATTGTTTTTCCTTTGTATTTTCCAAAATTTATTTTATATTGTTCTGCTTGTTCCTTAGTTGTTATTTCTTCTTTTTCAAGTCTTGTTAAACTTGCACCATCGTCATCTTCTGTTGCTAGTCCAAAAGCCATTAATAAACTGTATCTTCTAGCATACGTTAATGCACTACCTTGCTCTTGTGCTGGATTTTTTATTCCGCTTAATGTTGCGTCTACTACTTTACATCCTCTTTTAGGCTTTTCTTCCCATTTCCCATCTATATATCTATATGTTAATATATAATCTTGCCCATTTATTGAGTTAGTTTCTATTTCTTGATAATATTTCATACCATTTTTTTCTAAGTAATTATGTATTTCTGATAATTCAGTATATTTATATCCATAACCTTCTTTATTCTTTTTTAATACTGTTTCTTTCTCTTCCATTATTTTTCTAACCTCCTTTTAAATTCTTCATCTAATAAAGCCAATTGTTTTTTTATTGTGTTAAATTGTTTTAATAATATCACACGTTCATATACAAGTTGCTTTTCGTCATATTCGTGTATAATATTTTCATATTTATTTTCATCCATAATAGCCACTCCTAAATACTATATTATTTATATCAATTAAATCTAAATAATCCATTAATCAACATCCTCCCAACATCTTCCCCAATTTTTGAAATACCAATCTACAAATTTTTGTGCAAATTCTTCATCCTTTACTTTGTCTTGTATATCTTTTAATGCAAATGGTAAAGCTTCATCTTCATACACTCTTTTCACTCTGTTTTCTTCAATTCTTTGATAAAATTTTATTTTACCCATTCTCTTTTCCTCTTTTCTTTTTAATTTTTTTATTTGCTCTAATAATTCATCTTCATATCTATATTCATCACGTGTCCAAGTATCTTGCATTTGTAACATAAATAATTTATTTTCTAGTTCTTCTAATTTAGACATTTTCATCATCTCCATTATTTCTTAAATAGTCTATAAAATCTTCTTTTATTTCTGCAAGTTTCTTTTCCCACCATTTTCTAGTTCTTTTCATTTCAGTTTCTTCTTCAATAAAATTCAATTTAAAATAATATATTTCTAAATCTTCAAGTGTTTCAATTGTTTTTTCTATTAATTCAACAGCTTCCATATATTCTTCTTTGTTTGTCAATTTATAAATATCAATTAATTTTAATTTACTCATAAATAAACCCCTTTCTTACTTAATTTAATAAAATTTTACATTCATTTGATAAATTGTTTGTTAAAAATTCAACATTGTTTTCTAAAACTTTTATTTGTTCTCTATTTTCTTCTGCATTTTTTAAAAGTATCAATATGTCGTGTAAATACAATCTATTTTTTTCTTTATCTTCTTCTAAAGCTTTTTCTGTAGTTTCTAAACTTTCTTTTAATATAGCATTAATTCTTTTTTGTTCATTCAAAAACATAATAAATTCCCCCTTTCTTATCTATATACTGTTATATGATTTAACATAAATATCATTGTTTTATATGTTGCAAATATACTTAAACCATAAATTGTTGCAAATACAACACTTTTTCTTATAAAATTATATATTTTATTCATTTGTTTTTCCTCCTATTTAAAAATTTTCTTTCTTATGTATTCACTTAATGTCATATTTTCTTTTTGTGCTTTTTCTTTTACTTTTTCTTTTTCTTCTGGTCTGCATTTTATTATTATATTTGATGTTTTATATGCCATTTGTTTTTCCCTCCTCTCGAATATTATATTAACAAATATATTAACCTTTGTCAATATTTTTCTTAAAATTTTTTTTGATTTTTTTAACATAAATAAAAAAGCCTATAAACTATAGGCTTTTCGGTATGATATTTTTTTATTTAATTATTTGGCTCCACCTTTCCATCTAACATAACCACATTTATATCTATTTGTTCCATCTATTTTATATCTTACAAGTGGTCTATCATTATCTATGCTTAAATATTCTGCTACTTCTCTTGGATTTAATGAACCTATTTTTTTTGTCAAACTTGTATCTGCATATACTGGCTCTGGTGTACTTCCATTAATATATTGTCTTGCCATTTCTAAATTTCCTCCTTTATTTTCTATTTGTTCTACTGGTTTTGTTTGTATTTCTAAATGTTCTCTTATTTTATTTAAAAATCTTTCCCAGCCCATATCTAATGTCCTATGTGGACAATATTTATTTGCAAAATCTTGATGTTTATATACTCTATCTATTCCCCAATTATATTGTTTCAATAACATTGCTACATAACTTGCACATAAATCTTCTGCTTCCTCAAATTGTTCTCCACCAGATTTTGAATAACAAATTTCTATATTTATTTTATGAGCATTTCCTTTTCCATATCTTCCATCTCCAGCAGCATAGCAACTTCTTTCAAATGGCAAACCTGTTACAACTCTATAATTATCTACTGCAACATGAAATGATACTTTTTCTGGTCTACCAAGCATATATGATATTTCTGACATAGCTGAAGCATCGTTTGCTGTATTATGAATACATATTCCATCTTTTTCTGTTATGTCTGGACATTTTATAGCATATTTGCTTTCTGGACATATTACATTAGTTATTTGCATTATCTTCACCTGCCTCGTATTCAGTTTCAAATGTATTTTCTTTTATGTTTTTCTCATATAATTCTTGAGAAAATTCTACTGTTTCTACTTGTATATTATCTTCTCCCATTTTAGTTATCCCCCTTTTTATAGTTTATATTAGATATACCTAAAATTGCCCCCATAAATGTTGTTATTGCTGTCATTATTGTTAATACTATATCAGTACAACTTACATTAAAGCAATTCAATATTACACCAACTAACGTTGTTAAGGCTGGTAATAATACAAGTGTAATCCACTTTAATACGTCATATACTTTATTATTAAGCATATTGTATCACTCTCCTTTCAATTACCTGTATTATATCATAAAATGCAAAAAAATAACAGTAGTATTTTATATCTTCTATAAAACTCACTGTTATTCTAAATTTGAATTATTTAAAAGGGGTCTTTGTATGAATTTATTATGCTTTCTCATTTATTATAATATAATTATATTAAATTGTCAAATTGGAGGCAAGTAGCTGTACCGCCCAGCTCTCTTCTTGATTTGCAGTCAAGACGACTTCTTTTGTCCAACTTGCCATATACCATCTTGCCAATGTCGACAAAATGGTAATTAATTTATTTAGGAGTAGTTGTATAATATAAAAACACTTTATCTTCCTTTCCGTCTTTATCTAAGATAAAATTCTTAGTATATTTTACATACATATCAATATTATCTTCAAATAAATCCTGAAAATCATTATAAGCAGAGTTCATGACTACCCAAAAATCTATATCTCGAATATTATTCAACCCATTTTGTACTTGAACTTGTCTTGTTTGTTCTAAAGTCCAATGCATATGATATGGCTCCATTTTTGATATTATATTTTTTGCCATTTCTTCATTTAATACTTTCCCATAAGCCATCGTATACAATTTCATGCACTTTTTATCATACCATTCGGGGTCACAATCTTTAACTTTATAAATAGCTTTGTCAAGCATATCTGATAATTCTTCCATATCTTTTCTGTCGCCTTTTTCAATTATTCTTTCCAAATATTCTTTAATTTTCATTGTTATTTCTCCTTTCTAGCAATTTGTCTTGCTTTTTTAAATGTTCACTTAAATCGTTCAATAATTCATCTTGTTTATGTAAATGATTTTGTACTTCTATAAGTATTTCTTCAATTCCATTTGTTTGAGTTCTATTTTCATCAAGGTTTATTACTGCAATTCCAAAAGCTAATATTGTTAAAAAGTCTAATATATCAAATTGTTCATTGTTCATTATTTTATTTCCTTTATTTTTGCATTTGTTTCGGTTACTACTGTTGTTGTTGGGCAAGCACAATCTAAAGAATTAAATACAACGAATTGTCCGAGCGTATAGGTACTGTTTTCATTTCCATAGCCTAAACAATATCTGTATCTTTTTCTTAATTGGTTTGAATATACTTGATTTCCATATTTGCATAAAACTGGTATGTTTCCGCTTGACGTTTGAATATATACCGGTAAACTTGCTGTAGCTTTTACTCCGCAAGCAATTATTAAATTATATTTTCCTAAATTCTCTAAATTGGCAAATGTTATTGGTCTGTTTGGTATCAATACAACTCCTGTTGATGTAGTTGTTGCACTTGATACTGTTATTGTGTTACAATTACAATTATTACAGTTATTACAACTCATATTTATTCTCCTTTCATTTATAAAATAAAGCGTAAGATAATTCCTACGCTTTTAGTCAACTTATAATTTATATAAGGAAATAGGAATACCTATTATTTTTAATATAATGTGTTTCCACAACCGCAACCATTATTATATGCAAAATATGGTGAGCAAGTTAAATAAGATGGCACGGGTGTAGGTCTTACTGCTGTAATTATTTGGTTAGCAAGATTTGCACTATTAAGAGCTAAATTACTTGTATTTACTTGTTCTCTTAATTGTTCTATTTTATCTTGTAGTAATTGATTTCTTGTTGCTTCTCCCTCTGCATGTATAGCAGTTTCTAGGTTACAGCAACAACTTGCAAGTTGGCTAGATAATGTTTGTGTTTGAAGTGCATTATCATATCTGCTTTGTAAGATTTCTTTCTGTGTTTCACAGCAACAAGCTTGTGCTTGTGCACTAGCATTGGCAAAACCTAATTGTGTAGTATATCTGCTTTCCAAGACATCACGTTGAGTTTGGCAAGCACTGTTTGATACATTCTGGTTAGTATTGAATATATCACGTTTAATAAATTCTTCGCCAAGTAATGTATCGTTAGCTACTGCTCCTCTATTGCCCCAACCGAAGCCTCCTCCGAATCCTCCAAATAATCCACCGATTACTAGAAGACCAATAATCCAGCTCCAGTCGAAAGCATTGCCATCTCTGTCCTTAGTTAGTGCCATAATATCCCCAGCACTTAATCCATTTCCATTCATACTATTTCCCTCCTTTTTTATAAAATATTTATATTAACACTTTTTAAGTGATAATAACTAAAATACTTTTAATATTGTTTCTAATTGTTCTTTATTTATATTATTAGCATTGCAATAATCAGCTATTTTTTGTGCTTGTTCTTCTTTCGATGTTCCTTTCATACTATTTATTAGTTGTTTTTGCTGTGGATTTGCCATCGACATTATGAAGCTTTCCTTGTTCGGTGCTTGCTTGAATTGTTGTAGCAGACTCATTAGATTTTGGTTCATTTCCAATCATCTCCTTTAACTTTCTTATTTCCTCTTCTAATTGATTGATTTTTTGGTCTTTTGGGTCTATTGGATAATATTTCACTATGTTGTATTTTTCTATTGTTCCGTCCATTTTTTTTATTTGCATTTTTGTTGTTCCTAAAAATATCGTATCTGATAAAATTCCAATGTTCTCTACTTCATCATTATCATTCAATTTCTTTAATTCATACATATTAGTGTTTTGTTGATTTGCCTGTGGTTGACTGTTTATAAAGTTTTGCACAGGTATTTGAGGTGGATTTTGCATTTGATTTTTTAAATTTTGTAAATCTTCTATCTGTCTATTAATTCTATCAATATTTGGTTGTTGCACATTATACGGATTATAATAATTGTTATATGCCATTTTAAGACCTCTTTTCTTTTAAATGTATAATTTGTTGTATTCATAATAAAAATCGTTTTAAATCTATTCTCGCTTTAATTTGATATATAAAAAAGAGAAAAATGGCTTCGCATTACTTTTGTACTTATTTTCATGCTTCTTTCTATTTTTCCACCTTTCTCCTTTCTTTATTAAAGATATATCTTAATTAAATTATAGCAATAAAAAAAGAGATGTTTTTATCATCTCTTTATCACTTTTATATCAATTTCTTTATTTTTCTTTTTATCTTATTTATTCTTCTACTTACTGTTGCTGTACTTAGATTTGTTTTATTTGCTATATATACTATTGTTTCTCTTCCATATTTTCCTGTTAACATTTCAAATATAGTTAATTCCTCAACAGTAAAATTTGCGTTTTCTTTTATATATTCGAGTTCTGGTTTTGTAAAATCTAAAGTCATTCTATTTTCTTTTTCTTCTAACTTTTCTTGTTCCTTTGGAGTTGCCATTCGCTTTCCTCCTAGTTATTGTTATTTTTCTTTGAAACATTTTCATAGTGAGCCTCCTAATTTATATGTTGTGTAAAATTAGTATTGCTTGTATTATCTATATCTTCCATATATTGTGTGCTATCTTCATAAACAGTCTCGAAAGATGATTCATAAATGAGCCAAGCTACATTGGTTCCAACTAATGCAATCAATAATATTATACTTACTACAAACCATCTTTTTGTAGTTTTCTTTAATTCTGAAAGCATTTCTAGTGCAAGTGTTTGTTCTTTTACTTCTTTTTTCATAATTTCAACACTCCCTTTTAATTCTTCTATTTCTTCTTTTAACATTTCAAACTCCTAGTCTTCGTGTTTTTCGTGATATTGTTTTATGTGATTTTCTAATGCTTTTTCTATTTTTGTGTCTATTTCTAATTCAAATGTATCTAATTTATCTAGTATCTTATTTACTTGCTTTTCTAAGTTGTTTAATCTTTCATCAAGCCTTCCCCATTTGTAAGAGTCCTCGGAAGTATCCTTTTTTACATCTTTATTTCCATTTTTTATAAAAGTTACAACGTTAATAATTATACTTACGCAACTTATCACAAATAAAATTATAGCTGTAAATTCAGATACTCCCATATATTTTCCTCCTACTTTGTTAAAACCACACATACATATATTATACTGTAATTATAACATATTTTATATTTTATTGCAACTTTGTGTATGCTTCATCAATACCTTCTGTTTCATTTGTTGATATTTCCGCTTCTTCTGCTTGTTTCATAGCTTTTTCTTGTTCTTGTGCTAAATATGTTATTAATTCTTCATAATCATTTGCATTTATTTTGTTTTTATCTGCTAATTTTGAAGCTTCTATTATTGCATAATCTACTGTATATGTGCCATTTTTGTATAAGTTTATTACTGCATTTTTGAATGTTTTTGACAAATCTATCATTATCCGCTCACCTCCTCGCTAGCATTATTTATTATTTGTGCTTGTATATTATTTATTACTGTGTTTAAATCTTTTGCATATTCTATGTTCAGAATTGGACTTACTTCATCTTCACTATATATATGTGTTATATTTTTGTATGTGTGTAATGTTTCTTTTATTTTTTTAGCTACTACTTTTTGCTCGTCTGTAAAATTTAATTCCGTATCACTTGCTTTTTCTATATAAAATACAACTTGATTTCCCGTATCGTACATTTTTTTTAATATTTCGTTTAAATTACTTATACTAAATTCCTTGTCTCCAAATATATCTTTATTACTTTTTATATAAACATTGTTTGAGTTCTTTGAAAGAACTACTCCATTTAATTTATCAAAGTTTGTTGCTTGCATTGCAACATTTGAATATATTTTTCTTAATTTATCCACTTTTGTAGCTATCGAAAAACTCCATTGAAAATTTCCATCTGACGTATCTCTAATACTATTAGCACGTATCTTATCCCCATCTACAATGATTTTTTCAAATAAATTAGTTTGCTTTTCATTCTCAAAATCGAAATAATCGTCCTTTAACATTTCTTGCTGAACTGGCATTGCTATTGATTGAGATTGATGTTTGACGTAAGCTGTTGCTACTGTTCCTTCTTCTACTTGTATACTACTTATAATTTCTTGACTAGACAAAGTATCATCTGTTTTTTTGTAATAAAAAATCATTAAATATTTATCTTCATTTTTGCTTGTTATTGTTAATTTATTTGCTTGTCGATTTGATACAGCATTAACTGTAAGCCCAACACGCGGAACTTCTGTAGATGTAGCAATTGTGAATCTTGCGCTTATTTTTTTTGATACTGTATACGCTGTGTTACTTTTAATTTGTATATATAAAGACTCAACTTCACCTTCCCAACCCTGCACTTTATTTTCAACATCAATATAATATGGTACAATTTTATATTGATTCAATAAATTCTTATTACATATTACTTCATTAATATTATCTTTAACTGTTTTTATTTCAGACGGAAATTCCAGGGATGGCATTGCTCCGTAGGGCTGCCATTTCACTTCTTTATTTGAAAGAGCCACGATTGGATATTTAATTTCATTATATGTTTTACCAATTTCTGCCTGTACTGCTCTAACACCCGTTATATTTGTTTCTTCGTTAATAGTCCAAAAAAATTGGCCTTTTTTGGAATTAATACTTTGTGTGTTATTAAATAAAATTACATCTTTTATATAATATGTTCCCGGTTTTAAAGTAAATAAAGTTGCAGCATTCTCGCCATATGCACCTAAAAAGAAGACATTAATGGCATTTGATGTAGCTGTTCCCATATATTTAACACTTCCGTCTGCATTTATCTCACATGTTATTCCGTTGCTTGTTCCTCCTTTTGCTTTTGACATATTTAGTAAATTATACCCCTCTCTCGTCTCTTGCTTATGATTTCCCCCAATTTCAAATTTATTAAATCTAGCTTCTGAACTATCTTCTAAGTCAATGCTTTCTCCGCTTTCTTCACCGACTAAAGCGATGCTTTTTATATCATCTCTTAATCTTTCATTTTCTGCTTTTATTTCAATATTTTCTTGCTTTAAATTTTCTATTTCACTCGCATTTGTTTTTATGCTTTCATCTTGCTCTGCATTCTTTTGCTTTAATTCTTCTATGCTCTTTTTATTTGTTGTGTTGTCTGCTTGTAAATTTTTTATATCAGTTTTGTTTTTATTATTATCATTTTTTAATGTTGTAATATCTGTATTGTTATTTTCTACTGTTTCTTTTATTGCTTCAAATTCTTCTGCATTTGTATTTACTACATTTTTTATTTCATTGATATTTGGTCCCGTTATCTTTTCTGCATCCGATAAATCAGGTCTGTTATCTATTGATGTTTTATCATTAAATTGTACTTTCATCTCTTACCTCCTTTTATTTATATCCCTCGACTCTTGTTACTGTTATACTATTGTCATAATAAACAGATTTTTCTATATAATTAAAGTTTGCTTGTCCTGTTCCATTTACGTTTTTTCCAGATATTCTGTACATTCTCAATTTTGTATTATAATAACCTGATGAATTGAATTTTCCATCTAAAGCAACCGTAAATTCATTTGATGCATCTGTATTTTCAAATGTTCTACTGTATCTCGAACCATCATTGTCTTTATAATATATTGTTACTTTTTTATAATTATTTATTTCATCACTTAATACAAAATCATCCTGTGTAGAACCTTGAAATAATATGACTGGTGTTATCTTTGCAAGTACCGCATTTATAGCTTTTTCAATATTATCTTGTAATAAATTCAAGTTTGTATCATTTAAAGCTGGTTGTTGTCCATTTGTAAATAGTATCTTATCCATTATTTTTCCTCCTTTTCTTTTAATTCTTTTATTTCTTTTTGCAATTCTTCTACTTTTGTACTTAATTCTTGTATTGCTTTACAACATAAACTTGTAAATGAATAATTATCTACACCTTGATTATCAAGACTTGTAACTTCTTTTGAATAATTGAAACTATCTCCAATTACAAAACCGATATGCTTCTTATCTGTATCTTTTTCATTTTTTAAGTTGTATTTATATATATCAATTGTTTTTAGTATATTTAAAGCATTATCTTGTAATTTTTCAAAATTCTTTTTGTTTTTTTCTTGTGATGTTTGTGTTAATGATACACATGCTATATATCCATCTGAACCATCCATATTTATAGTTGTTTCATTGTTTGCATTATTTAATTGCAATCCACCACCTTTTGTATTTCCACTAATGTCTCTAATTTCGCCGATAGAAAACAATTTATCTTCATATTTATATCCTTCTATGTCCTTGTCGAATATTATCATTCGGTATTCAGGATTATCCGTTTTATCAGTATATATTCCAAAAACTGTTGCTTGACCTGTTCCTTTATATAACTCAATATTTCCACCATTAAATACTGCGTTTTCCATTTCAGAATTATTACATTTCAGATTTCCCGCACTATCCACATTGAAGTTATTGCTTTTTATGGCCATATTATCTGCCAAGTTTAACGTTTTACCGTTCGAGACTGATTTTGTCGGCTTTAATTTGAATTTGTTCAGCACTTTGATTAATTTTTGAAATAACTTCATTTTCATCGACCTTCTTCCTTACTTCTAAGTTAATGTTGTCTGCTGTTTGTTTTATTTCACTATTCATTTCAACTCTTGTAGCAAATACATCTGTATAATCACTCTTTATTGCAAATTTGGCTCTTATTTGTGCAGAATAATTTTGTATTTCGATTTTATTCGTTCCCTCTTTTAAGTATATCACATATTGGCCTAGTTCTTCAATCTCTTCGTTATCTTTTATTGTACCATCTTTATTTATTCTACGTATTACTTTCGCAACTCCATCTTTCAATATATATTCATCATATACATTATTTTTTTGTCTTAAAACGTCCATTACACCCAATTCATATACCTGTTTGTTTCCATCTTTGTCTGTTACTATTATTCTGCTATCTCCACGTGGATATAATGTATCGCTTGGATATAAGTCATTTGATGGATAAAGGAAATTACCAAATACTGTATTATTTCCAATTATGTTCAGTTCAAGCAATTTTCCTTCAACACAATTTTCTAATGTTATTTTTTTTAATCCACTTACTGTGTTAGTTAAATCTGCTATATTTGTTACTTTACTATTCAAGCCATCTATATCAGCGGTTATTGTCGTTGTTTTTTCTGACCTATCTCCAATTTGACTAATAACACCTTCAATTTTTTGTCCTTGTTTATCTACGATTAAGTTAGTTTTGTTTATTTTCTTGTCTGTCGTATCTGCTTTTTTATAATCTGTTTCACTTGTTTCAGGTCTGTCTGTATGTATATTTTCTTCAAGTCCTTGCGTGATTAGTTGTTCATCGTTTAACATTAAACAATTATATGTTTTGCCGAATATTTCTACATTGTACATATCAAGTAAATCATAATACATTATTCCAGTTGAAACGTAATCATTCAAATAATATTCGATTCCAAATATATTTTCTGCTATTTCATCTAAAAATTGGCTTCTGTCATTATTATTCATTATTTGATTGTCTGATATTTTTAATTCACATAATCCATTTTCTTCAATACTGTTTTGGTCTTTTTTGTATATGTTATCACTACCTGCCGAACGACTTAAAACTATTGAATTAATCGGTCCGATACTTTTCTCCAAAGTTTACATTTGTATCGTTTATGTATTCTTCATTTATTGTGTCGTTTGTTGCTTTTATTTGTCCAAGATACATTGTGTCATTTATTACGTATATTGTACTTGCTGTAACTTCTGCAATATCATCTAATACATCTCTATAAGTATATCCAATTCCTGTAAAAACATCATCTAACAACTGTTTTGAAAGGTTTGATGGGTGTTGCTTTCCAAGTATAACCGAGAATTTTGCCGTTAATTTTGTTCCGCTTATTTCTGATTTAGTTATATCTGTATTTAATTTTAAACCAATTTTTTTGCATAGCTCCTCTAAAAATGTTTCAATTGTACAAGGATATGTAATATTTAATTTTTCATAATCTTTCATTGAATATAACATTTTATCATAACATTTTATTTTATAACTTAATGTATCTTCTTGTTTTTCACTTGAATATACAATATAGTTTCCATAGTCAAGATATTCATATACTCCATTGACTAATAAACCATACTCAAATTTGATTTCAGTGTTTAAGGGTATATCTATATTACTGTCTAAATCTAAACCTTTCATAACTGATTTTAATAGACTTGCTTCATAATTAGGAGTTGAACTATTTATGTCTTCATTATCTAATACTATGGTTTCATTATTTACTATATACGTTATTCTTACTGCTTGCTGTTTTCCAAGTTTTTTTATTTCTTCTTTAAAATCGCTTGTATGTTGTTTCAATTAATATCAACTCCTTTTCTTTGTACTTATGAAACTTATACTAAAACTTTCGCATTTGTTTATTTTCTTACTAACTGCTTTCCAGTCTCCTGTATATGTTGTCATTGTTACCATTCTACCTTTATTGTCATCATAATATTGTGCTGTTTGTCTTGCACTATCGAATATCGGTGCAAGTCGATGTACTTCATCTTTTGTTAATGATCTATATGTTAATACTAATTTAGGGAATATGCCTATTAATGTTCCTTTTTGTGTTCCTGCAAGATTCCTACCGCTATCACTTGACCATAATTTGTTATATTCAAAATCAGCTTGTATTAAATAATCTCCCATATTAATATCGTTTATTATTATACTATTTTTATCTACATACATCTATGCCTTGCCTCCTTATCCATTATATGCGAAATTTCTTTCACTTGTTATTCTTTGAACTTGTCTTGATATTGTTCTTTCATTCATTCTATTTATTACAGTTGCATTTATTACTACATGACGTCCGATTGCTTCTCCTAATGTTTCCATTGCTTGACTGTCTGTAAGTGGAATAACACCTTCTCTTCCAGCTTCTCCTCCAACTGCTAATCCTCCGCCAACTGGCACTCCTCTTCCGTGGCATATTTATAATGCCCCCAGCTTTTAAACGTGGTAATTGAAATGTTGGTAACGTCTCTACCTGAACTCCAGTAATTTTGCTTGCAATTTTGATTACTGCATTTACTGCTTTGATTGGTTTATTAAGTATTCTTTCAATCTGAGATAAAGCAACGTTTATGGCTAATTTTAAAGCTCCACTCAAAGCTGTTCCAACCGTATCTCCTATTGTTGCCATAAGACTTCCAAGTGTAAAGAATAAATTTTTTAAAATATTCCAAAGTCCTTGAAATGTATCTACTACTATTTGTTTGGCGTCCTCCCAAGCTTGTTTCCAGTCTCCGTGAATTATATCTTTTACAATTTTTATGATGTCATCCAAAATTGTTTTAATTGTTGTAAATAAACTGTCGAATGCATCTAAAATATGTTGAAATGTCTCTACTAAATCATCATATATTTGTCCAATATTATCTCCAAACATATTATGAACCCAATCACTTTTACTTTTTAGCCAATCAATTCCACTTTGTAAAAATGCTTTTATTTGTTCCCAATATTTTACTATTGTTCCCACAATCAATATAATTGCACCTGTTACTATTAATGGCACACTATCAATCAATATGCCTAGTCCTGCCACTGCAATTCCTATTCCTTGTATAATTTTGCCAAAATTTTCCCAGCTAGGGTCTTTCAAATAATCAAGTAAGCTTTCAATTATATATACTATTCCTGCTATCATTACACCAAACCCTAATGCTTTTATTGCACTTAGTCCTAATTGCCAAGCTAATAAACCACCAGCAACTCCTGCTATAACTGCTAAAATCTCATCTTTGTGGTCAACTATCCATTGAAGCCAATCGGGTACTGCTCCAGATAATTTAGACGGGTCTATTGATGGTGCTGTTACATCTGTGCCACTTGTTTTGTTTGTATCCTGTAAAACATTCATCTCATCAAATGGTGTAGTTTGTAAATCTTTTTTTATCTTGCTTGTGCTTTTTGAAGCCCCTTTCAAACTTTTTTGTCCTTTTACGAAATTTTTAGCACTATCTTTGCTAAACAAAGTTATTTTGAACCAAGCATTTAATATATAATTCAAATAACTCAATAATGTGCTTGCTAAGTTTACAAGAAATTTTAAAGCAGGTGCTAAAGCCTGTGCTAGTAGATATTGTATATATTCAATATTTGCGGCATATTGTTTATCATACTGTCCTAATGTACTCGAAGCCTGACTTACAAGCCTATAAGCACTTGCTATGCTTACAACCCCCAGCGCTAATCTTGCTACCCTTCCAATCGCTTTTCCTACTGATTTACTTACACTATCAAAATTATTTTTTATACTATCCACTTGTGATTGTTGCTTTTGAAGTTTTACACCTTCAATTTTTGTTTTATATCCTTGTACATTATCTTGTATCTGCTTATATGCAAGTGATGTCTGCTCAACTTTGTTATTTAATTTTGTCTGTTTTTCGTACGCTCTATCTAAAGTAGCACCCAATTTTTCATTTTGTTTGTTTATTTCGGCATAATTTTGTAAATCTGTAAAATCCTGTGGAGTTAAAGACATTCCCTTTCCTTGTCTTTCCATTATATTTTGCAATCTTTCGACCTGCTGTGATGTTTTCTCATATTCTTGCTCTATTTCAACTATTTTTTGTTTATGTTTTTCTAATTCATCTTCTGCTTGTAATTTTGCTTTTAATTTTAATTGTGCTTTTTCTTCTTCATTTTTTATTTTTTTTTCTAAATCTGTCACTTGTTTATCAAATTTATTTGTAGAAAGTTTTGTTTCAATTGTTATATAACCATCCGCCATATTATTCCTCCTTTCTGTTTATTCCTACTTGTTTATAGAAATTGTTTATGCTTCTTTCTTCTTCCTCTGTATATTTTACTTCTTTGTAATCTTCATCATCTAAAGAATAATATTTTTGCGCTTCTATTATTCTTTGTCTTTCTTTCTGGTCTTTTATTTTATTTACATCTGTTGTTCTTAGATTTCTTATTCTACTTAATACACAACAATTTCCAAATTCACTATTTGTTAGTCCATTTAAATCGTTCCAAAAGTCCCACCAATGCAAATATTCCTTTTCGTAAGGATTATATCCATAATCTTGTATAAAACTTGTCCTTATAAATCCTTTGTCTTTTTCGTAGTCAAAATCAGGCTTGTCATTTTCGTTTTTAAGGCTTTTATTTTCTTTACCTAATAAAAGATACTTTTGACCTAGTCTAATCAATTCTGTCCAATCCTCGTACGAATTAAGCCCATCCTCTCCAAATAGCAGATAAATTATTGCTAATGCTCTTTCTGTATCATCAATTTCACTATCTTTTGCTACTTTATTACACTTTAATGCTACTCTAAAATCAGAATTAATCTTATATTTCTTATCTTTTATTTTTACATATTGTGGATTGTCCATTATTCCATCACATCACTATCTTTTTGGGAATATTTTGTAGCTATTGATTTTATTTTCTTTTTTATGTCAAGTGCATTTTTATTTAATAATGGTTTTAGTTTTTCCATTTCTTTGTCTAAATCTATAAAGAATGTTATATACATTTCTCTTCCACATAAAATTTTCTTAATTGAGCCTTGACCTAATACCAACTCATAAGCTTCTGTTTGTCTTTTATAATATTCATTTACTGTTTTTAATAATGCCTCATCGTTAGCACTTAATAGCTTTTTACCTTTTTTATCTGGTCTTTTTTCTATCATTAATCTTTGTGCTTGTAACCATCTATTGTTATTCTTTATCATTTCTTCACTTTTTTGAGCTTTTAATGGTAACTCTATATCTTCTAAATCAATTATTATAATTTCTCCTGTATCTTCTCCTTCTGCGTTCTTGATACCTATTTTAAGTAAATTATCTTGTTTTAATTGAATACTTTCCATTTTTATTTCTCCTTTATATTAAAATAAGGTTTAGGCTTATGCCCAAACCTTTTATTATTACCCTTTTGGTGTAAATGTTGGTTTTTGATTTGCAATTGAAACTGTTCCTATTGTTGGTTTGCCTTTTACATAAACATCATATGAAATTGTAGCATTTTCTCCTAAAAATTCATTTATTACAATTAATGCATTATATTGTAATGCTTCATAAGTTGTACTTAAATCTCCTGTTGCACTTGACATATCTACTTCAAGCATTTTTGTTTCAATACTTTCTGCTTTTTTTCTTGCCTCATTAAGCCATTTCCATATTTTATCGTCTTTATCAATTCTTTTTCCACTTACACTAGATTGTATTTGATAACTATCAAATGTTGAACTTGCTACATCATCAATTATTTGTTTAAATGTATCTATTTGAGGGTTGTATGCTAAAGATAAAGCTTCAACTCCAATTCCTTCAAGTTCCCAATTAGCTTCGCCAGTTGCTGATGTATCAAAATAATGTGCAAAATCTTTTCTTTTTAATTGCATTTTATTTCTCCTCCTCTTTATCTATTTTTTTTGGTTGTTTCATTTCACTTTCTAATTTAATCAATTCTTTTAAAGATAGAGGCTTAATGAATCCATTTTCATTTAATCTTGATATATCTTTAATTGTTCCTATTTTTTCTGGTGTTATTTCATCATTTTCAAAATAATAAGAACCATTTAAAGTAAAATCTTTATTTGCTATTAGTTTCATTATTAATCCTCCTTATATGTTATTTGTATTTGTATATCAAATTCTGCTGTATTTGTATTAGCATTGTTCATACTTCCACAATTTAAGCATTGTATTGATTGTATTCCTTCTATATTAGGCAATATGCTTTTTTCATTATTAGAACTTATTAGCTTTTCAAATATTTCAAAAAATCCGACATTTATTAAATTTTCTATTGTATCTTGACTATATCCCACTCGGCTTCTAAATGAATATACATCACGACATACTTTTGTTCCTGTTATCCATTCCTCTACTGTTGATGAAGTAGGTATCTTATCCAAAGAGTAATTGTTTGGCTCATTGCTTAACATATTAGCATTTATTTGGTATTTCTTGTTTGTTACTAATACATCTATAATTGAAAGTAAATATGTCCTTAATTTTGTTATTCTTAGTTCTTCTACTTTAACTATACTTTTATTTATTTCCGCCATTATTTACTCCCTCTTTTCATATATTCTTGACATTCTTTTACTATATCGTTCATTTCTGCCGATTTTACTCTTTCATCCCAATATGGACCTGTTCCTGGAGTTGTATAGTTTTCGGGTTTTATCGGTGTTCCATGTATTATTCCAACATACTGTGCGTGAGCATAAGGTACATTGTACTTTATATAATCAATTCCTTTTACTACTGTTTCTCTTAATGCTCCTGTATCTTTCGGTACATATTTATCCATATGTTGATAACATCTTTCAGTAAAATATTTTTGAACTTTCCCATTAGGTTCTATTCCCAAGTCTGCTTTTATTTCACTAATTGGTTTTAATCCCATTCTACTTACCTCCAAGGTGTATATGTGGATTATAACCAAATGTGTTGTTATTTATTGCGGTTATATTATATACATCTTTATATCCTTTTAAATCAGACTGAAATTCTATTTCATCATCAATTTTACCTTTAACTATTATGTCACCAATTTCAAACTTTGTAATGTCTATATCCTTTTCTGATAAATTATCTTTTGATAGATTTATTGATAATTTGCCTGTCAATATATTACCTTTTGCATTTACATCATACGGTATTCTAACTTGTACATCATTAGCATTTTCATATCCTTTTTGCGTACTTGAACCTTTTCCACCAAACCACCAACCTAAATATTGATATTTTTCCCATTTTTCAAGTCTCGTTTTTTCGTCAAATATTTTATGATATATTGTTATATATGCATTTATAAGCATTTATTTCACCCCACAATACATATAAGGTGTGCCATCTATTAACTTACAGTCTATCAAATAATCTCTTGCACAACCTTGTAATTCTAATTCTCTTGTTTTTTCTTGTTCTGCATTTATACTGCCATAGCTTACACTATATCCGTCTATGCTTTCGCTTGATATTCCTTGTGCCTGTTTATTACTTGTTTGCTCATATTTACTTGATATATTTATCATATCATAAATACACATTTTAACTTCTTGTATTTGTGTCTTTAAATTAGTTAATCTGTTAAATGTTAAATTGTCGACAATTTTTCGACACTTAAATTCTAATATATTAAAAGGCATTTCGCCTAGAGTTCCACCCAAACTCTTATATTCTTCATAAGTTAAGTATTGATTGTTAAACTCCATTTAAAATGCCTCCTTTATTATAATTCTGCTACGTCGCCTTTTGTCTTGACTTCTACTGCTAACGCGTTTGTTACAACATCAGTATATACCATTCTACCTTGTAATGCTGAAGCACCAATATGTTTTCCATCTGCTAAGTTGTTGATTGTTGGTTCTACTTTCCATTCATCAACTGCTTGGCACCATGGCACTGCATATACTATACATTCAACATTTGTTGGCAATAAGTAGTTAGGTTTTACTTGTACTCCATTTATTTTTCCAATAACTCCATTTCTTACTAGTTCTGCACCTAATGAACCAGATGTATTTGCAAATTTATCATCAGATAATAGTAATAATTCTGTATCTGCGTCAATTGCAATTCTTAATTCATCTGTTGGTATTCCTCTTGCTTTTAAGTTTTTAACTAATGTTGCTATTTTTTTGTATACATCAGCTTCTGTCATTGCTGTTACATCTGTTGATTTTGTTCCTCCTGTTACTAATGCGTTAATTGCATCTAATTCAAGTGCCTTTCCTATTACATATCCAGCACTTTCCATTCTTTGTGCTTTTAAATTATCTGGAACTGCTTCCGCTTCATATCCGTCTATTACATTCGACCTTTATGCTTTACTATCGCATAAAACGGACTATATCATAACCTTTCTATTTTTATAGTTAAGGTTCTGTGCACTTCGATTGGTAGCAATCTCCAACCTACTCTACTCGGTTCGTTA